ACCAACTTTACGCCCGCACCCAGCGGTAATGGGTGTCGCCCGACGGGGCGGTAAATCACGGATGCCCGACGGGGCGCTAATCACGGAGAGAAGGAAACAATGAGTGAAACACCTTGGGTTCCCGGCACGACTGAAGAAGCTTCTGCGGAAACTTCTGACTTCAAACCGATTACCTCGCAGGAAGAGTTCGAACAGCGGATCAAGGGCCGGCTCAATAAGCAGGCTTCAAAGTTCTCCGACTATGAAGACGTGAAAGCGGTTGCGCAAGATGCGCAGCAGCGGATCACTCAGCTTCAGCAGGAGTTGGAGACCGAACGATTCAACACGGTCCGCAGCCAGGTCGCTTCCACCAAGGGTGTTCCCGCGCACCGTATCAGCGGTAACTCGCAGGAAGAGCTTGAAGCGTCAGCCGAAGCGTATTTGGCTGAAGTGGCTGACCTCACCAAGTCCAGCCGTCAATCCCCGAAGAAGGGGTTGGCGTCGGGTGCCACCGGTAATGACAACCGGTTGGACCCGAAGGACAAGGCCGCCGCGATGTTGCAGCAGATGTTCAACAAAGGCGGCTAGTTCCGCACCACACACATGAGCCACCAGCACCCAGTGTTGGTGGTTAAAACTCTTGAAAGGAGTTTGATATGGCCGATATCAACCGGTCCGAAGTCTCCACAATCATCCAGGAAGCCTATTCGCAGACCCTGTTGCAGTCCGCTGTCGCGGGCTCGACGGTTCTGACGGCTTTCCCGACTGTCAACCTGGGCACCAAGCTGACCCACCTGCCGGTTCTGTCGACTCTTCCGGAAGCCGGCTGGGTCACGGAGTCCGCGGACTCCACCGGTGTGAAGCCCACCTCCGAGGTGACCTGGCAGGACCTGACCATGGTCGTCGAAGAGCTGGCCGTCATCGTGCCCATCCACGAGGACGTTCTCGCTGACGCCACCGCCCCCATCCTCGAGGAAGTCACTCGTCGTGCGGGTGAGGCCATCGGCAAGAAGCTCGACCAGGCCATCCTGTTCGGTGTTTCCAAGCCGGCATCGTGGACCTCGAACGCTCTGTACCCGGCCGCGTCGGCCGCGTCGCAGACCATCACCTACAGCACCGGCAACGCCAACGTCGCCGACCTCGTCGGTGGTGTCACCCAGGCTGCCCGCGCTGTCGCGGCGGTCGGCTTCCAGCCCGATACCCTGCTGGCGCCGCTCACCTTCCGTTACGACGTGGAGAACGTCCGTAACTCCCTCGGTGATCCGGTGTGGCGTGACGAGTCCTTCGGTGGCTACAACACGGTCCTGAACCGCAACGGTGCCTGGACTGGTGCCGGTGTGCAGGCCATCATCGCCGACTCCAGCCGTGTCCGCATCGGTGTCCGCCAGGACATCACCGTGAAGTTCCTGGATCAGGCCACGGTCGGTTCCCTGAACCTCGCCGAGCGCGACATGATCGCCCTGCGGTTCAAGGCACGCTACGCCTACGTTCTGGGTCGCAGCGCCACCTCGATCGGCACCAACAAGACGCCGGTTGCGGCGCTGGTGAACTCGGGCAGCTAGTGGCATTCGCTACTGACGATGACGTGAGTGACGCTCTCGGGCGTTCACTCACGTCATCGGAGGCCGCCGTGGTCGACAGTCTGTTGGAGCAATCCTCCGATCTGATTGTCGGCTACGGCGTGCCGGCGGACATCAACCCGGTTCCGGGGGCGGTCACTCGTGTGACTGCGTCGATGGTCGTCGCTGTCTTCACCAAGCCGTCGATCAACATCGCCGACTATGACGCCACCGGCTATCGGACGGCGTCGGAAACGGCGTCGGTGCGGGTCGGTATGGAGTCGGCGACAACGACCGGGCCATGGTTGACCAACGCGTTGAAGATGCGGCTGAACCCGTATCGGACGGGCGGCATGAACCAGGTCAAGTTGGCGTCGGAATCGGACAGCTCGGCCGCAGTGTGGCCGGACTTCGAAAGCCTCTACAACACCTGATGACGCAAATCCGGCTAAAAATGACTCCCGGCGGCGAACGAAAAATTCGCTATTGGGATTCAACCCGGCAGATGTTGGAAGGGGTGGGGCTGACCGTTGCCGACGCTGCTAACTCCACCTTGGACTACAACGGTGAAGCCGACAAATCCCCGGGATACAAGATGTTTTCTCGGAAGGGTCAACTGAAAGGCCCGAAAGGATTTGGTCGGTGGCGTGTTTCTGTCACTGCCGTCACTCCGCACGCAAATCGTTCCAACGCGATTCATAACACGTTGTTGCGGGTGCTCGGTGGTGGCCGGTGACGATCTACAAGACACCGAAGCCGGCCGTCAAAACCGCCATCGCCATCCTGGTGGAGGCTTTCGGTCAGTACGCGCAGGTGTCGGCCAAGATGCCGAAGCACCGGCCGATCAGGTTTGTGCGGGTATCTCGGATCGGCGGATCACAGTCCGATCCGATCACCGACAATGCACGGCTACTCATTGAGTGTTTCGGACCCGACACCGAAACCGTTGAAGCGATGAGTGCCACCGCACGCACCGCGCTACGCAATGCCATCTCCACCATCGTCGGTGGGGCATTCGTGCGTAACTGGTCCAACGAGCAAGGCCCCGTCGACTTTCCCCACCCGCAGATCCTCGACCTGGACCGTTGGCAATTCCAGGGCGACCTGTCGCTGTCGACAACCCCCGCATAGACGTTTCCTGCCAGGCGTCAACTAAATAACAACCGCATACATAACTGCATACACAAACCCATTTCGGTCCGTCCCGGACGCCTGAAAGGGGCAAATACTCATGGCTGATTCATCCATCATCTGGGCGCCTACGCGCCCGGACTCCGGTGGCGTGTTCTACCGCGCACCGCTGGGAACCACCCTTCCGACCAACGCCACCGCACCGCTGAACTCGCTGTTCGTCGATCACGGCTGGGTCGGTGAAGAGGGCATCACCGTCTCCACCAACCGCGACATCAAAAAGCACTACGCGTTCGGCTCCGATCTGGTCAAAACCACACAGGGCCAGTACGCCGAATCGCTGAAGCTGTCGCTGCTCGAGACCGACCCCGACGTCCTGGAGACCGTATTCGGTCCCTCGGTGACGCTGGGCACCGATGGTGCCGGCAACCGCACCATCCAGGTCAACCACCGCTCCAAGCAGCTCCCGCGCTCGGCGTTCGTCATCCACACCGTGGACGGCAACAAGACCCGCCGCCTGGTCATCCAGGAAGGCGCCGTCGTCGACGTCGGTGACATCACCTACGTCCACACCGACCTGCTCAAGTACACCATCACCATCGACTGCTACAAGCCTGCCACCGGTAACCCGGAGGCGGTCGTGGAGTACATCCACGACGCCGGCCACGCCGCAGGTTCGTAGCGCTTAACCCTCCGGTGGCTGGTGTCTTGGGACGGGCCTGCCAGCCACCGGAGCCCGTCGCACGTTAGGCCCGTCCCACCAACGTCACACCCAGGAAGGTCCGTCCCCCATGAAGAAACCCATTATCGGCGCGAATCATCGCTCCACCCGCATAGAAATCGTCCTGCCCGTCGACGCTAACGGCGATTACGCATTCGATGAGAACGGCGACCCCGTGAAGGGACGCACCCCGGTCACTTTCACGGTGCCCCGGTTCGACTGCATGTCGCGGGCCGAGTTCAAAGCACTGAACAAGAACTTGACCGCCATTGACGACATGAAAGACGACGAAGGTAACCCGTTGGCCCCCCAGGAGCGCGGCGTTGAAGTCGTTCTGGCGATGGTCAAACCGTTCGTCACCGAGGAAGAGCTGGCCGTCGTCAACGGCCTGCACCTGTTCGAGTTGGAGCAGATCGCCGAACGCATCCAGGAAAGCTCCACCATCACGGTGGGGGAATTGCTGGCCTCGACCGACTCCTAGAAGAGTATGGCGGGGCCATCAACTACGACCTGATGACCAAAATCGGTCTTCGGGTTGACGACATCGGCGAATCTTTCACCTGGATCGACTTCCGGGACTTCCTTGTGCATCTGCCACCCACTGGCGATTCCGCGTTGTATCGGGATAAGCATCCGCAGTCCTGGTGGTGGACACCCGAACATGACTTCCTTGCCGCTGTCCTGACCTCACTTCAGTGGGGCAACTGGCAGCGCGGCGGCGGCCGCGGTGACAAACCGCAACAGGTCAAACGCCCCGTGGAGAAACCGAAGAAATCCGCCGGCGCAATCCCGACAACCTCGGATGAGCTGACGGCGCGGAAGAACGCTTTGAAACAAAAAATTGAGAGGACGGTGGAACGTGGCAACTGAGCTGGGTACCGCGTATGTGTCCATCGTCGCCGAAACCTCCAAGCTTGAGCAGGGCATCAAAACCGCCCTCGAAGGTGGCGGTAAACAAGCCGACCTGATCGGCCGGGATATCGGCTCCAAGATTTCCGCGTCTGCGTCCAAAGCCCTCAAGGATGGGTGGCGGCCCGACCAGGACATCATGGCCGGCATCCCGAACACCAAACTGGACCGCATCGGCGCCCGCATCGGCCAGGTCATCGGCAAAGGTGTCTCCACTGGTCTGAAAGCCCACGAGATCGGTTCGAAGTTCGGCAACGCTTTCGCCGAGGGTGCGGGCAGCGTCGGCTTGGGCCGTGTCATCGCCGGATGGCGCTCCGAAATGTCGGGTGGGGCGTTGCATTCCATTGGAATGCTGGCCGGTAAGAGCCTGTCGATGGGATTGACCGCAGCGGCTGGTGTCGCTGTCGGCGGTATCGGCCTGGCCCTCACTAAAGGCTTTGACCGCCTTGAGAAGATCGACGCCGCCAAGGCCAAGCTCAAGGCCATGAAGATGTCGACACAGGAAGTCGCCGACACTGTCAAACTGGTCACCGAATCGGTCACCGGCACACCGTTCTCCCTTGATGCCGCGTTTGGCACCGCCACCATGGCCATCGGTGCCGGTGTCAAGGACATCAAACGATTCATGACCGATGTGACCGACGCGGCCGGGTTCGCAGGTGTCGACCTGGACCGGATGGGCACCATCTTCACTCAGATCCAAGCCAAGGGGAAACTCACCGGCGAAGAGATGATGCAGTTGATGGAGGCCGGTCTGCCAGCCAAATCCTGGATTGAAGAGTCCTACAACCTCACCTCTGACCAGTTCGACAAGATGCAGCAAAAGGGTCAGATCACGATGGAGATGCTCCAGGCGAGCATCGAAGCCCACGCTGGTGGCATGGCTAAGAATGCGGGCGAAACCCTGCAGGGCGCCATCGACAACATGCAAACCTCCATCGCCCGCATCGGCGCGAATTTCCTATCGGCGATCTTCGGTGGTGCGACTGGTGATGAAACCGAGGGCATGAAAGATGCCATCAACAAGATCACCGAAAAACTCAACGATCTTGACGCCTGGATCAAAGCCCACCGCGAGGACATCAAACAATTCTTCAACGATGCTAAAGACGCCGCCAAAAATGTTGTTGGTGTCGTTGGTGAACTTCTGGGCGTCATAAACGCACTTCCTGGAGGCATCAACACTGTCGTGGTGGCGTTCGCCGCGTGGGAAGGCATCAAGTTAGCGGGCCTTATTGGACAGCTCGGAACGGTTTCCGCTGTTCTGGGCGGCATCCCCGGCCTTGCATTAGCTGCCGCCGGCGCATTGGCGTTGTTACTTCACGATAATCCTGTCCTCGGCAATGAGGGAACCATCGGCAACGGTGGTGGAATCGTTCCACCGCTCAACGGCGGCTGGGGCACAGCGACCGGAATCGTGCCACCTCTCAGTGGCGGCATGTCAGGCAGCCCCAGCAGCGTGTTTGGTGGAGGGAATGCTCAACGGCAGCGTAGGGGGCTTGCTCCTCTCGACCCGACTGGCGGCCTGCTGGGCGGCGCGGTCGGTGGCGGCGGCGGCACTGGAAAATTTCCCCAAGGAATGCCGATGGGCGCCGAAGGGTGGCGGCCCGCTGTGCAGCAGGCCATCGGCCAGTACGGCCCGTCGTTGGGTATCGCCAACCGCAAAGCGTGGGAAGACGCCCTCGTCCGGCAGATCCAAACCGAATCCGGCGGCAACCCGTTCGCCGATAACCCGCAGGACTCCAACGGCCGCGGCGGCAAACAACACGTCACCGGCCTGCTGCAATTCCTGCCCGAGACGTTCAACTCGCACAACATTTCCGGCGGCGGATACACCGATCCGAACGCGCAGATCGCCGCCGCCCTGGACTACGTCGTCAAGCGGTACGGCATGGATGCCAACGGCGCCCCATTTCAGATCGGCCGCGGCGTCGGATACGACTCCGGTGGCTTGCTCAAACCCGGAACAACCCAGGTGCAGAACAACACTGGGAAGCCCGAAGCGGTGTTCACCCAGGAGCAGCTGCAGGACATGCGGACCGCGGGTGCGATTCCTGCCGCAGCCGGTTCCACCGCGAAAGCTGGCGAATCGACTATCTCTAAAGGCATTGACATGGGTGCCGAAGTCATCAACGGCATCATCGACCAAGCTGCGTCGGCCGCGGCGACTGCTGCTAGTGCCGCCACCACAGTGGGCACGATGGGTGCCGGTGCCGCGGCTGGTCCGGCGGCCGGCGCCGCAGCCTCGGCCGCTATCGGAATGGGCGCAAACGCTGCTAAACGTGGCGTGAAGTGGGGTGCCGACATTCTCGGCATCGGCGCTGATTCTCTGCTGCAGCAGCTGACCCCGTTCGGGATGCCGCGCTGGCTGTCTACGGACCCGGGCGCGTTTGTCCCGCAGCAAGGGATTACGGGAGCTTTGGGCGATCTGATGACTCAGGGCGCCCCGGGCTCGGCTGTGGACCCCAACAGCACCGAACATGGCACCGGCCAGGGCGCCGCTCCGGGACCGTCTGCGTTGGGGCCAGCCGAGCTGGCCCCGCCCCCGGATCTTTTCCAGAACGACGCCAACAATTTCTTGTCGACGGAACTGCAGCAAGTCAACGCACCCGCCCCGGATGCGCAACC